AGACAATCATGGTCTTCGCCAATACTGGCGCAAGAGACACTGCTTTGACTGGTGTGGTTGCAGAAGGAATGCACTGCTACATCATCGGAACAGGTCGGCAGACATACAACGGCAGCGCCTGGGTCACAGATGTCACTGCTTCCTCGACCAGCACATTGACCAACAAGACTTTGACTGCTCCAGCAATTTCAGGAACAGTGTCAGGAACAACAGTCATCCAAGGATCATCTGCTGCCTCTGGAACTCTCACGCTTCCAGCGACAACAGACACATTGGTGGGCAAGGCAACAACTGACACACTGACCAACAAGACTTTGCTCAATGATTCCTTGACTGGAATTTTGGAAAATGCCAACATTGTGGCTTCTGCTGCAACGGGAACAATTGCTGTTGATGTCATCACTTCAACAGTCTGGATTTATACAACATCAGCATCAGCCAACTTCACATTGAACTTTCGAGGAAACTCTGGAACAACATTGAATGCGCTCCTTGCAACTGGTCAAGCAATAACAGTTGTTTTTCTCAATACAAATGGCGCGACTCCTTATTACCCAACTGTGTTCCAGATTGATGGAACTGGTGTCACTCCAAAGTGGCAAGGTGGAACTGCACCTTCCAATGGTGGTGCTTCAGGAATTGATGCTTATGTCTTCACAATCTTGAAAACTGCTTCAGCGACTTACACAGTCCTCGGCGCTCAAACTAAATTCGCATAATAAGGGGATAAAAAAATGGCTCCAATGCTCGGCTCTTTGGCAGATTCAGGCGCTCGCGCCTTTGGAATGTTCAGCGTTGCTTATCCTGTCGTTACAGGCGGCACTCTTGCTTCAGATGCTACTTACTATTACCGAACATTCACAGCGAATGGAACATTGGGTCTTTCGCTTGGAAACATTACTGCCGACATCATGGTCATTGCTGGTGGAGGTGGTGCTGGTTCTTCATACTCAAACAATTATCCTCAAATTTATCAAGGCGGCGGTGGAGGTGCTGGCGGTTTCCAAATCTTTGCAAGCCAAGTTCTAACCCCATCTAGTTATTCCATCACTATTGGTGGCGGTGGTGCTGGTGGAGCGAGTGGAAACAATAACCAAGGAAATCCTGGAAACAATTCACAGTTCAGTGCATTGAGTGCATCTGTGGGTGGTGGAAAGGGTGGAACAGGTTATCTTGCAGGAGTTGCGCTTCCGACTGGTGGATCAGGTGGTGGTGCTGGTGCTGGCAACGCAAACAGTGGAAACATTAGTGATGGCGCAGGACTAGGAACTGCTGGTCAAGGAAATGCTGGCGCAACTGCTGCAATTACATCCCCATCGGACAGCACTTCAAGAGGTGGTGGTGGTGGTGGTGCATCAGGCGCTGGGTCAACGGGCAATGGTGGTGCTGCGAATTCATCTTATTCATCTTGGGCAACTGCAACTTCTACTGGTGTGAGTGGAGCCTATGCTGGCGGTGGTGCTGGAGGAACTGGAACTTCAGGACCATTCACAACAACAGGTGGCGGCGGTGCTGGTGGAAGAAATTCTGCTGGAGCGACTGCTGGAGGCAATGGAACTGCAAACACTGGTTCAGGTGGCGGTGGCGGTGGAACTTCTTATCAAGGCGCATCCGTTACTCCTTACACAGCCGCTGGTGGATCAGGTGGTTCTGGACTTGTCATTGTTCGTTATACAAGAGCATCGGTTGGGGGATAAAAATGGCTCATTGGGCTGAAATTGACAAAGACAATGTTGTTCTCAGAGTTCTTGTTGGAGACAACAATGATTCAGCAGGTGATGAAGGTCATCAATGGCTCATCGACAATCTCGGTGGAACATGGATAAAAACTTCTTACAATGGAACAATTCGCAAAAATTTTGCTGGAATTGGTTTTTCTTATGATGAAAAACGCGATGCCTTTATTCCACCAAAACTTTTCCCATCATGGATTCTCAATGAAGAAACTTGCCAGTGGGAACCACCAATCCCTTATCCTTCTGATGGAGGAACTTACATCTGGGATGAAGCAAAACAATCTTGGATTGATTCAACAGTCACACAGTAATCCCTGACCCTTCTCACCCTAGGAGAGCCAAATGGCAATCATGACTGCCCAATACTCAGTCACAACAACGCCTGTGCAAATTTATTCAGGCGATGGAGCGAATGAAATTCATCTTCATACAGGTGGAGCAATTTTCATTGGAGATTCAACAGTNTCCAACACAACTGGGTTGCGAATGGATAGTGGAGACAAATTGACATTCTCTCTTCATGAATCTCCAGTCTATGCTGTGGCAGCATCAGGATCTCAACCTCTCTATGTCATGGTCATCAGCAAATGAACCATGTCAATTCCTCACTGATTGCCATCATCGCATTCGAGGCAATTGCCATGATTGGCGGCGGCTTCAAGGTTTATCTCAACCTCACTCGCAAGATAGATCGCATCAACCAGGCGCTCTTCAATGGTGGAACTAATGGCGTTGTTCATCAAGTTGCAGACTTGGTGAAGAATCAGCAGAAAGTTCTCATCGATGTTGAAATCATCAANAGTCAGAAGCCAAATCGCTCCAGAGCAAAGGTGGCTGAATGAAGTTATTCCAGAAGGTCTCAGATTGGGCAGCAATTGCCTTTGGATCCGAATGGTTCTTCGTCTTTCACATCATCTGGTGGGCAATCTGGATTTTCTTTGCAGTTGAACCATTCCCATTCGGATTACTCACTCTGACAGTTTCACTTGAATCCATCCTTCTCTCAGGCTTGATTCTCAATGCAACCAATCGCAGCGGAGCAGAAGATAGATTCATCATCGAAAAAGACTTGCGACTCGATGGGGAAACTCACAAACTCATTCAAGAGATTTACGCACACATGACAGGAGAAAAACCATGACAGGCGATGACATCATCAAAATTGCCAAGGCTGAAATCGGCTATGTCGAACAAGGCGGCAAAGATGGCAAGTCTGGCAACATCACAAGTTCTGGGATTGGTGGAAATTATTGACCAAACAAAATGGTCAAGGTCAATCCTGGTGTGCTTGTTTTGTCTCATGGTTATTCGCTCAGGCAAACGCTTCCAAACTTGTTGCAGCCAAAGTTCCTGCTGGTTTTATCTATTGCCCAGATGGAGTTGCCTTCTTCAAGAAAAACAATCAGATTCTCAAAGACCCGACAACTTGCCAACCAGGAGACATTGTCTTCTTCGATTGGACAGGCGCTGGAATTGCAGATCATGTTGGCGTTGTGACTGAAAATCACAAAACCTATTTCATGACCATTGAAGGCAACACCAGCCCAGAAGGTGCAACAGGAAGCCAATCCAATGGCGGTGGCGTGTATGCCCGAAAGCGTTATTTCGGAAAGACTGTTCACGCAATTGCTCGACCTGCCTATTCAACAATCCCTGCAAAGTAAAGGAACACCATGTCAAAGTTCGACCTCCCGAAAAACATTGGAATTCGCACCATTGGCTTGCTGATGATGACCTTCATTCCAGGCATGGCAATTGGCGCTGTTGCCACTCATAGTTGGTTCATTGGCGGTCTCATCGCCTTTGGAACATCTCTTGCAACTGTTATTGTCGCTCTTGGCGTAGTCATCGCATGGTTCGGAAAGATGACTGGCAAAGATGTCGAAAAAGCATTCCGCGCAGCAGCAGCAAAAGCGGCTGAAGGCAATGATGAAATCAAGACATTCATTGAAGATGCACAGAAGCCAGCCGATTCCTAAAAAGTGAACAACATTCAGGGATTGATTCTCAATCCTGAAACAAAACAAGCAGCAACCCTTCTCGCCGAGAAGACTTTCGAGCGCTATCGCAACAATTCTGGACATTACAGGAACACTGTGAACAGCCATCTCGTGGGTCATCTCGGCGAGTTCGCTGCTTTCATCTGGCTCAGAGACAATGGCTTTGAGCCAGTGGCGGCGTTCTCTGACCCTACAAAAGACAAGGAATGCGACATCTCCACCAATGTTGGTCGCATCGAAATCAAGACATGGAGCGAGCGCTATTGGGACAAATGGGGGCGTTGTGTCTCTGTTTCCCAGTATGCTTCCATCAAGCGGAAAGCAGATTTCATCTTCTGGCTCTCAGTTGATGAAGTAGAATCCGAGACACCAAAAGTTGCATTCAGGGGATGGTGTGAAGTGGCAATCTTCGAGGGGATGTCACCGATCATGACTGGAGATCCAGGTCGCGAGGTCAGGAACTACCAACTCGACCCATCTCAACTGATGCCTGTTGAAGAAATGGGAAAACTGCATGACAAAGCGCGAGGAAATACTCCAGACAGCCATTGATCTCACAATGGGTGATCGGAATGAACAAAATGGTGATCCATTCGAGAACCATCAAAGAATTGCCAAAATCTGGTCAGTCATTCTCCATCAAGAGATTGAGCCTTATCAGGTCGCATTGTGCATGGCTGGGCTAAAACTTGCTCGCCTTGCATACAATCCACTCGATGATTCATTCATTGATGGTGCTGCTTATCTAGCAATCGCAGGGGAAATTGTTACCAAGGGGGAAACAGATGCGAAATCTTGTTGTTCTTGTTCCTAGCCGAAATCGACCAGGAAGCATTGCTGAACTCATCAAGTCATTCGATGAGACAGAGACNGAATCAGANCTGATTGTCATTGTNGATGATGATGAACCNCAGATGGATGAATACCTTGCTCAAGGTTGCGATGTCTTGATGGTGCAAAAGCAAGGCAAGGGAATGGCGAAGCCACTCAATTTTGCAGCCAATCTGATGAAAGACAAATACAGACACTTCGCATTCCTTGGCGATGATCATCGACCTCGGACAAAGAATTGGGATGTTGAATTCATCAACAAACTCGATGAACTTGGCACTGGCTTGGTCTATGGAAACGACTTGCTTCAGGGTGAGAATCTTGCAACGGCAGTTGCNATGACNGGNAACATCGTCAAAGAACTTGGCGGCATGGTTCCTCAGAACATGATTCATCTCTACTTGGACAACTTCTGGATGACTCTTGGCAAGGACTTGAATGCTCTTGCCTACATGCCTGAAGTCATTCTCGAACATCTGCACCCAGTCGCTGGCAAAGCCGAATGGGATGAACAGTATCGAGAAGTCAATGCGCCAGAGGTTTATTCAGCCGACAAGAAGGCGCTGGATGATTACTTGGCGAGTGATAAGTATCAGCAACTCTTGGCGGCGCTTCGATGAAAATTCTTGTCACTGGCAATGCTGGATTCGTTGGTCGGCACTTCGTCAAGAAATTTCAAGATGAAGGTCATGAAGTTGTTGGAATCGACATTGCCAATGAATTGCCAGTGGATGCTCGCGATTTCTTTCGCAATGACAACACTCACTTCGACAAGGTGATTCACCTTGCCGCTGTCGTAGGTGGGCGCAAGATGATTGAGGGGTCACCACTTGCGCTCGCTGTCGATCTCTCGATTGATGCGGAGATGTTCGGATGGGCGATGAGAACTCGACCAGGTTGCATCACTTACTTCTCATCCTCTGCTGCTTACCCTGTGGACTTGCAGACAAAGGGTTCAACACATTCCTTGCATGAGTCAGACATTGACCTTGGTTGCATCGATACTCCTGACCTGTCTTATGGCTGGGCGAAGTTGACTGGCGAAATGCTGGCAGAACACGCAAGAGAGGCTGGGCTGACTGTCCATGTCTTTCGACCATTCAGTGGCTATGGATCAGACCAGGCGCTGGATTATCCATTCCCGTCATTCATCAATCGCGGTGTCCATAAGGATGACCCATTCCACATCTGGGGCGATGGAAACCAAGTCCGAGACTTCATCCACATCGATGACATCGTGGAGGCTTCCTTGGCTGGATGCGCCGCTGGCGTGGACATCTCCAATCTTGGAACAGGAATTGCGACCTCATTCAATGACTTGGCAAAGATGGTGGCTCAGGTCGCTGGTTATGAACCAAGGATTGAACACCTGCCCTCAGAGCCTGTGGGAGTCCAATACAGGGTCGCTGACATCAGTTACATGACAACCTTCTATGAGCCGAAAATCAGCCTCCTGGAAGGCATAGAAAGAGCCTTTGCTGGCTCGTAGTCGCACCTCGCCGCGACTCGCCAGTTGAGAGAAAAAGCCCCTGCCGAAAGGTGGGGGTTTTTTCGCTTTATCGGTACAAATGAGCGTCAATTGATGCTCATTGATGCTAATAAGGTGCTGGAACACCTTGACTGTGATGCTAATAAGGTGNTGNAACACCTTGACTGTGGCGAACGACACGCCGCGCCGATGATGTTGAAATGGTTCCTCAACTTGACTTGTCGGGTGTACGATTTACACCAAGAGAAGGANCAAGGATCCTTCACCAAGGCGAGGAGTCAGAAAATGACAGCAACAACATTCGAGTTCAATGCAGGAGATCCTGCACCATTCAATGAAAAAGCAAGTGTTGACAACACAAATCTTTGTTATGTCTGTGGTCGCAAACTTGGCAAACATCCATTGTGGTTCGAGGTAATCAATGGCGGAGATCTTCGCGAACAAGATGGCACTGAATACGACACATCAAAAGATTCTGGATACATGGGCTGCTATCCAGTCGGTTCAACCTGTGCAAATAAATTCGCACCAAACATTCTCTTCGCTTCACCAGCAATTGATGCAATGTTGGAAAGCGTTCGCAATGCGTAAGTATCTAATCTTCTTCCCAGCCGACAACATGGCTGGGAAGTGGCACACTTGCGATTCCATCACTGGGGTCGCAAGTTGTCACAATCAACTTGTTGATCGTCATGCTGGTTCAATTCATGTCACGCCAGATCAAACAAAAATTCATCCAATGCTTTGCAAAAAATGTCTCAAGTTAGGAGAAGCAGCATGACACTTTGGCTTCCACTTATCATTGCAGTTCTCGGATTCTTTGCACTCGTCACTTGGCTCGATTATCGACTCAATCAGAATGATGATGCAACAACAATTGGTCAATTCAAGAAGTTTCAAGATTC